GTTGCATCGATCCGGATTAAATCTCCGGCTTGAATGTTGACGCTTCCGGGGAACCCGGTCAGTGCTCCGGTGTATGCGCTGACAGTGATGTCGCTGACAGCTTTAATGTAGTTTATGTTCCCGGTGTGAGCAGATGTGTCTGCTGCCCACTCGCCGCGACCGTTCATGAAATCTCTCATAATTCCCAGACTCGCTTTACTTGTTGTTTAGAAAATTTACTACCCCAACCTCTGTTCTCCAGCCGGTTATAACCTCGCCGCATTTGTTCTTTTTGATCGGGCAATTGCGCTCCGGTATGCATGCGAAATCCCTCTGGCTCGGTGATACGTTTCCATGTGGTTCCTCGGTCGATAAAAGTCGTTGTGCCTATAGGTTTATTTGCTTCGGCCCGGACCCCGGATTCGTTTTCAAATGTGTAGGTTGGCATTATTAACGAGGGGAGGTTTCGCTCCTTCGAGCATTGCGAGCATCCCCTCCCGATCCGAAGTCGGCTCAGAAGGTTCGTCACCAGCGAGGTCCACTCCGTTTGCCGTGTTCGCGTAAACGGAAACCCCTCCCTCACCAATGGACTCCACCGTGCCTTCAATAGTTACGGAGACAGTGTCCCCGGATTGAGGCATGACTTGTTCTTCACCATCCATCATGGCGACCGACTCGGTTGGTATGGTTATGCTAAATGGCATAATGATTAAGCACTGTATCCGGTCTTGGAGTAGACACGGGCGACATGCTTGGGCTGAATTGTTTTTGCTGCGAAAAACGATTTGAAACCGACAAGAATCTTCTGATTCAAAGGATCACCTTTGTCAGCGCCATTGACGATGTAGACCTTCGGGCTGTATGTGCTCTGGCTGGAGAGTTCTGGAACTCCGTAAGCTTGAGCACCGATAACAACTGATCCGAAGGTGTCACCACCAGCGGCATAGGTGTATTGAGAAGCTGAGTCATTCGCGATGAATGGCTCGGTTGTTTCAATAAACCTTACACCGTGCATGCGACCAATCTCACCACGCAATCGAGCTTGGGGTTCAGCGTAATGATGAGCTTCTTGCCACTCGGAGTCAGCCAGCAAATCGCGTGCTTGCTGAGGACCAACGATAGCAACGAAACCTCCGTCAAGAGGAGTTGCCGCATTAATCTTCAAAGCAGTTGCTGCGTCGAGCCAGTCACTTGCGTCAGCAGCAGTGATGCTGGTTCCCCAAGAAGTTGTAGACCCGGAGAAGATGTCAGTGACGTTTGTAACGTTGCTGAATAATTCGGCTCGGATGATACTGTCCAAGTGAAGAGCACTGTCGCGACCGATACGCAATGTGGCTTGCTCAATGTTGTTGAACAATGCGGTTGCGTCTGCGATGTCAGAGATGCTGAGGACTTGACCATACTGCTCCAAGTCAACTTCAACTTTTTCAAGTTCCAGTGCCTTGGTTGTAGGTGTGGCTCCCTCAGTCAACTGAGTCACGTTTGATGAGTCCCCTTCCAAGTAACGGAAGAAGGTCATGTTGCGACCACCACCCTTGGCGGGTAGAGGTGACTTCATTGCGAACTGATCAAGAACAACTGTTTTTTCAATCGTGTCTAGTAGTTCACGAGAGAAGTAATCTTGCATTGCTTGGCTGATGTCATTTGTTCCACCACCAGCACTGGTGCTCATTGTTGTGTCTGCCATAATATTTACCTTGATGCAGAGCGTGTCATCTTCAATATCGCTTCCCGTTGTTCATTGCGACTCATGTCTTCAAATCCCTTCGGTCCCGATCTGCGAGGAACATCGCTCGTGCCTAAATTTAATTTACGTTTATAACTGTTTAACTCTTCAGTGAGTTTTTGATTCTGCTCTTTAACCGTTTCGAGTTTCTGCGAGTTGACGTAATACTCGGCAACTTCAACAGCATCCCGAAACCCAGTTGAGTAAGTCGACAAAGCGGGTTTGTTTTTGAGTAAATACTCAGTCGCTTTGTAAAGCTCGCTATCATGATCGTTAAGATCCGGCTTCGCTTTGACTATCTCATTTACGGAGTCTGCCCATTCCTTCTTAAATCTATTTACCTCAACCGTCTTGCTCGCATTCTCTCGCTTCTCTCTTGCTTCCTTAGCCATTTTGATAGCCTCGTCTGCAAGCTCGGGTTCACCTTGGTCTCGGAATCTTTCAGCTACCGCTTCGTATACATCGGGCGTTGCTTCATCTCCTCCACTGGCGATTTGATCCGCAAGTTTTACACGATCTTCTTCAAGTTGTTTTTGCGACAACTCAAAGTCTTCCTTCATCTTTTTGAGTTGCTCTTTTTCTTCGGATAGCTTTTGCCAAGTTTTCGCTTGGCGTGCTTCCGCTTTCCGGAGTTTCTCGTATTTTGATTCTGTTTTTGCATCGACTTCTGGTTCATTTGATTCAATCTCGGTTTGAGATTCATCCGTCTGAGTCTGTTCGTTTGCAGCGGGTGACTCTTCCACTGTAATTGACTCTTCCTCTGGTTCAGCAGTGGGCGATTCTGCTTCATTTTCGCCCGAAATGAGACGCAGCATTGCGTCCCGGTCCATCGTTTCAGTCATATTCGTTTTCGTTGTCAGCATCCGTCAGCAGTCCATTCGTGACCAACGTATCCAGAGCGGCAATACCGTCTCTGAAACCAGCGGAGTATCCGACATTGTAGGAGGCTTTTTCGGCCCCTTGATCAACCGTTAGCATCGCTTGCTTGGTGATCCATACAAAAATTACCCTTTTAAGTTTCTGTCCCACTCGACTGGCTAGGAACTGGTGCAACAGTTCCGCTTCCTCCCGAGTCCACTCCGGGCTGGATGCCCCCGGAACCATTTTGTTCAATCGGCGCATCGACCGGATTAGTTTCATTAATCGCATTGGAAACTTCTTGGATTTCTAGGGTGAGTTGTTGGGCCGCCTTGCCGTCTTGCTCGCGGAATTGCTCCATGTGAGCGGTGATATGCTCTTGTATTCTCTGCAATTCAATCGGATCTGTCTGAGCGTTCTGAGCCCGTTTGAGCGCAAGGTAATCAAGCATGGTCTTGACGTGAGTTGCGTGATCATCGCTCGGCTTAACTTGAGCTGGAAAACCAATCTTCATGACCGACAGCTCGACAGCTTGATCTTCAGCTTGATTGGCTACTTCGATGCCGGGATCAGTGAGCAGTCGTTTAACAAGTCCACTGTCATCAGCCTCAAGAACAGAGCGACGAAGCTCGACTTGATCGATGTGCGGATCGTTCGCAAACATCTGAAAACGTGCGACAGCTTTTTGAAAGTGAAACTGCTTGTTAACTCCATCAGCACTCCCACTTGGAACGATGTCATACGCCTCATGAATTGCTGACTGAGGAATCTGCTCAAGTGTATCGAGGTAATAGTAGTTAAGGCTGCTGCTGTCAAATTGCGTGAGCAGTGACCAGCACTGACGGTAGAGATCTCCCAAAAATAAACGGAAAGTCCGCATGCGTAGATCAGCCGATTGTGTAAATAAATTACCAATGGCTGAAATCTCTGTTGCTGTTCTCCTCTGGTTTTGGTCGAGGGTCTGGGAGATCCCAAAGTCTGGTGTGCTGACACGTTGTTGAGCCATGTCCCTATGCATCATCATATGCTGATCAAATGATATGGGAGGTGATGGCATTGGTATCGGCTGGATGTCTTCCGGTAGAATTTGACCGGGCTGAAAGCGTAAGTTTGCCGTGTTTGGAAGTGCGCGAGTGGACCGGAAAAGCGGACGGTTATACAAACTCATCGTGTCATTCTTCTCATTGAGAAGTTTCGAAAGCGATGCCTCAAAGACAGCCACAAGCTCAGTCACTCCACGAGGTGAATACCAACCGGTATCCTTGTGCTCATACTGGCAACTGACGAACGGAGGCTTGCCGTGATTGTAGGGAACCTCCATGGGAGGTCTCACGTCAAATGTGAGATCGCTCGGGCAGTAGGTGTAAATCGTCCACGTCTTATCATCTTTCTGGACGTATGTTTCCCAGATGACAATTATGTTGCTGTCATCGTCAACGACACCTTCCCTCTGCTTTGCGATCTGATGACGATTGTCATCACCCCGGTCTTTTCCGTTGCCGCCGGTAACACGCTCAATGAATTTCTCGTCTTGTTTGAACCCAGCTTTACGCCGGTATGAGTCCGGTGAATAATGTTGGATGTGAGTTACTCGGTCAGCAGATTCAATGTCCTTACAATAGCTCGGGACAATGAGGTGCATTGGATCGACGTTCTCAAAGTTAAGCTGATTCTTGTCGAGATCGTAAGTGGTTTTGAGGATTCCTCTACCACTGAGCAGCATGGTGTCAATCGTTGAGATTATCTCGGTCTGTAGATTGGACCGTTGCTTTAAACGGTAATCCATCCACTGACTGGCAGCGGTGGTTAAGGCTGCTTGCTGCTGTTTGAGAGAAACAAAACTAGCGACCGTATCGAGCGCAAACAATTGCTGAACATAATACGGTTTTAAATTGGTGATGATCGTGTCACTGAGTGGGAAGTGTGCGTCAGATGCACCGGGCCAAGGCTTAGTCTTTCGACGCAAACCGTGATGCCGCATTTCATAAAATTGACGCTGCCTCGTCTCCCATTGAGTTCGATCATTGAGATCGTTGGCAGATTTGGCGTAGAGATCCGAGTAATCCATTAACTCGGCATTGCATCACCAATCGGATTTATTCAATCCGGCATTTACCCTTTTTACCCGCAATCAAACCCTCTGCGATTGCCGTCAGTCGTTTCAAGATTCATTCCAGAAAACATTTCTTCGATGGTAGGTTTTGCGAACGTCTGCATGTAGTCATGTTCATGCCCGAGTCCTACTGCCATGCATACCGCATCAGCTCGATCCGGCGATGACAGCCCACGACTTTTCATCTCACCTTTGGTTTCCAGCTCAAGTTTGCCGGACTTATTGGCGCGACATCGTCTGCTGGTGAGTTGTGCCATTAAAACCTCGTCATCATATGGAAGAATAAGTTCATTCTTCTCAATGAGCCGAGCTGTCGAATACCACATCTCAGCGGCGAG